ATGTTTGTTTTTTCTTACTTCTGTCATAATATCTCCTTAATCAACCATTACTAAAAAATCAATTTTTACACCTATAAAAGGTGTGCCATTAAATTCTAAGCCACCATAATCCCTGTAACCTGTAACAAGTATATCTGAACCATGCGTACTTAAACTTGCTGAATCTATATAAGCTGGTATTGAGCCACTTCCAGTAGGTTCAATTAAATCATCTAATGTATCTTGAACTTCATCAAGATTACCACCCCTTGCAATTAATACAGTTACTTCAAATTCATGAGTCATACCATCACCCATAGTGTCATTGTAAGCACCACCAATTGGTAATATCCAACACGCTGGTAACTCTCTAATAGTATCAGGAACAGTGTCATATACTCTTAACCCTGATATATTATCAATGCTTGTTGCCACTGCATCTCTTATTCCTTTAAGGCTCATGGTTTCTTATACTCTCTTATAATATCTTTATCTAATTTGCTATTTAATTTACTTAATTGCTCACGCATTTTTTCATAAGCTGGTGCTAAAAATGGTATTTGTATTCTTGGGTCTGAACTGCCTGGTGTTAAAGGATTCCCACTAGCTGAAATACCTTCTTCCAAAGGCACTGCGTAAAATACGCCTTTGTTTGTTGCAGTATTAAACACCCTTGCAACCACATCTAAGCTACCAACAGTTTTTACTTCGTGATTCCATGACCTACGCATTTCACCTGAACGTACTGGTGAATATATTCTTGCAAAGTTCTTCAATGTTATTGATGCTCTTTCTAAATATTTCTCCATAGGTTTACGCAACTTTTTAGGATTTTTAAGTTTTTTATTTAATTCTTTTTCACCTATTATTGTTGCCCCTAATTGTGCTGACATAATTAAATCCTGTGCCTTCTAAGTGGTAATAATAATCTTTGTACATCTTCATCAATATTACTTTGCACGTCAAATGGATTAAATTCAGGTGTGCCTATTGACGTTGCATATGCAGTTAAGAATCTTTTACTTGTCCTGGCTGATTGCATATAACAAGCGTTTTCAACTGCTTGTGGGTATTTGTATACTGATACTGTTGCACCAGTGCTATGTGATGCCCCTGTAGTACCATTCATGCCCCTTTGAACAGTTATAGTATTACTTGATATATTTGTAATATACATTTGCTCACTATCAATCAATATTGTTTCACCAATATTTAAGTTAGCACCAGCAGTTGCAGTAAATGTAGTATCACTTGCACTAAAACTTCCATCATTAGTTGTTGTTGCTGACTGATAAGGTGTTGTGCTACTACCATTACCATATCCAAACATTCCAGCTATCTGTACGCCACGCCTTATGCCACTTGCAAAAGAACCAGCAGTTGTGTCATCACTTAATTCAATCCATTCTTTTGGATATACAGTATCACCTAATGGAAACAACTCATAATCAGTTGATGCCCATGTTTTATCTGTTGACCTGTCACTTTTAAGTGTTGTCAGGGTAGTTATGGATAGTAAGTCAGTGTTTAATAATAATCTGCTACCCTTCCCCCTGAATTGTCTTGTTTCTGATGTAATATAAAAATATCTTCTGCAAAAAGCATCAATTGACCTTGATGCCATTTCAAGTGATTGTAACAATTCAGTATCATTACCTGTTCCTGTAATATCCATCATTGTTTTTAGTGTGGCAAGATTGCCATAACTATTGCCATCTAATCTCATACCTTGTCACTCCTGTAATCCCCAATGGGACAATTTAATATACCATCTCTTTCATCTAGTGGTGCTTGTCCACAATTAGGACAAGCAACCACTTTTTTTTCTTCGTCTTGTTGCAAAAACTCTCTGTTTTCTTTTAATGTTGCCAACAATTCATTCCAAGCCATTTACATAGCCCTTACATAAACTGTAACAATACAACCTTTTGCATTACCTAAATTAGAAACAACTAAGTCATAACTTCCTTCTTCAATGAATACTGGAAAGTATGTGCTTAATGCTGGAACTACATAAGTATGTGTACTGTTTGAAAGGTTTGCCCCTGTACCAGTTAGTATATCAACTGAATTACTATCATTCATTACAACATCATAGTTGTCACTTGGTGTTGTACCACCTGGTGAATAATGTACTGATACTATTTCACCTTGTACCATTGGAATAGCATCAACGTTAACATCACCACTTGCATCACTTGTGCAAGTCATTTGATATTTATGAACGCTATTTTTTTTAGTTGTTACTGTTGTAATACTACCAGCCATTAATTACCTTCCTTTGCTTCAGTTTTTTTAGGTCTGCCACGCTTTTTAGGTCCAGGACTAGAAGTTGCTTTTGCTTTCTTAGTTCTGTTAGAACCAAAATTGCCTTCAATCTTTGTACCAGCCCTGTTACTTCCAAATTTACCTTCAAATTTAGCCATAATTATCTACCCATTTGAATTGCACGAATCCAATCAATAGTGCAAGTATTGGCAGTGCCTTCACCTGTTAGGAAATGCACTGAAACTCTCATTTCTGTTGAAGGTATGTTTGCACTACTTGTTGCAACAGATGAACCATCAACAAAAAATTCTACATTAGAACCATTGTAATAAAATTCAAGTTCTATATCAGTTGCATCAACCAGTGTACCAACTGAATCAGATTGTGTTTCTGTACTTCCTGATTCTGTCACTGCTGACAAACTTGCTGAACCATCTACACTTTCAAAGTAAATAGCATTAGCCACACCACCTAAAAGTGTTGTGTCTGTTACTGCAAGACCAACAAACAAATCTGTTTGGTCTACGTCATTGATTTGTAGTTTTGTGCCAAAATACAATTCATTTCCATCTGTCTTAAATGACTCACCATTTAATTGGAAATTACCACCATCATCTTCATTTCCAGCAGTAGTGATTATAACTGCACCACCACTTTTGTCTGTAGATGCAATTGTAGTATTACCACTACCAGCTTCAACCATTGTTGATGTCCATGCTACAGGGTCACCTGTTGTGTCATCTACTGGAAAGCTAGTGAAGTCATCAATGTATTTAACAACTCCTTCACCTGTTGCATCTAAAATTCTTTTTTGGTGCGTTGACCAGTAAGCCAGGTTACCACCTATTCTTCTACTTCTTAAATTTGGCATACGTTACTCCTTTATGTTTGTAACGCAGTTTTTAACTGCGTATGCCTTTTTAAATTTGTTTTACTTTTTCAGCCTTCTTAATTTGTTTGTGCTTCATAGGGAAGGGAATAGACTTGTTAGAAGGCTTAGATAACTTGTTATGAATCAACTTTATCTTTTTCTTTTTTTTATCCATTCCCAATACCTATGAAAAAACATCAATTAAGGTGTTACATAAACCTTTGAACCAGTTGATGCGTCACCATTTTTCTCTTTTACTTTATGCTTTGCGTCATGTCTGATAAGCATTCCAAATACATTGTCTGTACCTGAATTGCCACCTTCAGCAGTTGTTAAAGCAATGTGGGTAAACCCATTGTCTGTGTCCAAATCTTCTGCTCTGATGTCTATAATTACATAGTCACCATCTGCGTCAATAGGATTATCTGTGTCATAATTCCCACCTGAAGCAGAAGTTGTTAAGTCTTTTGCACTTGTTCCTGATGAATCAGTTGCTTGTTTAATTCCACAAGTATCTAAGTCATCACTTGAATCCCAAGTACCAAGTTCAACATAAGCAGTTGCTCTGTTAAACCCTTCCATTGAAACGTATGATGTAGTAGCAGATGTGCCACCTATATCAGCTTGTTCTAATGGTGTAAACGCCATATCTTCTGAACCTTTTCCCATAATAAATACTCCTTATTTATTAATTATTGTTTATAAATTTAACTTCTTGTTGCTAGTGCTACGATTGGGGACATTGTATTGCTACCATTTTCAGGTGTAATAGCTGAATCAAGTAACATACCACCATCAATTCTTTCTGTAAATCTCCAAACAGTTTCGCCATTTGCAAATCTGTAATGTGGACTAGAAGCAATTGTGATGCCTTGTCTATCACCAATGTAGTAATAAGATAAGTCAGCGTAGTATATATCACCAACTGTACCTAATGTCTTTGCGTGTTCTGTTAATAACAGTGGTCTGCCAAATATAGTCATTGGAACACCATCTGATGCGTTATTAACAAAGATTGCACTACCACCAGTACCAACGTTTAATGCCATTTGCATTAACTGTGGCATCACATCAGGGTGTGCTATCCATACTGCGTTGTTGTGTGAATCAGGCAACATTCTTGAATACATTTTAATTATGTTTTCATAAACAATTGTTGTTGCAGATTGTCCTGTTTCCTTTGCTACTGAAATCAGTGCATCAGAATTAAGAATACCTTCAGGGTCACCAGCACCACCACCACTTATGAATGACTTCTCTTCAAAATGTCTGATAGCATTACCAAACAAATTAATCAAAAGTGACTCAAGTGCAATAGCTGAATCCTGAACTAACTCATCACTTGCTTGTGTGTAACCAGTTAACTTTTTAGCAGTTAGCTGGAATTGTGCAAAGTCAGGTTCTGAAGCAGTATGACTACCAGCTTCTTCAACCCAGTAACCTTTAACACCACCATACACATTAGATGCGTGTGATGTATCTTTAATTCTAGGAATTTTTACTGTATTTGAAGCCATAGGTATTACAGTTGCTCTTGGTCTTACCACTGCTTCTTCTAAAGCAACACTTAATAGTTCTGCTCTGAATTCTTCAGGTACAAGGAAGCCACCAGCTTCACCTGAACCTTCATTTAATGCTTTCAATCTAAGGTCATCAGATTGTCCTGATGATTTGTCATAGATTGCTTTTGCAAACTCACCAAAAGATTTGAATTTACCATTGCCTTCTTTAGCTTTGGTTTCTTCTCCACTCATTGGAAGTCTTTGAGAAGGCACGTTGGATTTAATAACATCTTCAACAACTGCTTTAGTGTTGTTTTCAATTTCATGTTTCAATTCATTGAAATCCTTCTCTGACATAGTTGACTTTATTTCATCTTCTGCCATTTTATTTCTCCTTATTTTTATTGTTTTTAATTTTAATTTTATTTAAACCAGCGTTGACACCTTCCCTAATAGCATCAGCAACAGTGTAAATTTTTTCTGTTTGCTTTGCTCTTAGTTTATTAATACTATCAACTGCTTTCATTAAATTCTCTTTTTCTTCTTTTGTAAAAGTTACTGCATTAACACTTCTGTTTTCTTCACCATACCCATCAGGATTTTCTTCTTCTCCTTCTTCATCATCTCCTTCTTCTTCAGATGGATTCATAATTTCATCATATTCTTCATGTGTAGAACATGGCATATAAATTGTGTTTCCATCTTCGTCCATACTGTGAGTACCTTCACAACCAATTTCTTCAGCTCTTTCCATTGCTTCTTCTTCAGTTGTGAATTGGTCAGTTTCAGGAAGTGGTGCTTTAGCTTCATCTTCTTGCACTTCTGCTTCAGGATATAATTCTTTTGCAATCTCGTCTGCAACTGGATTTAACCCTTTGCTTCGCATTGTTACCAATGAATCTCTATTGCTTGGAATTGTAACTTGTGAAATTTCAAGAAGTTCAACGTCTGTATAAGTACGTTTTGCATTATCTTCACCATTGCCTTCCTGGTAGTCATAAGCCATGAATCCAACTGAATATGCAGATTTACCTTGTTTTGCTAACTCATATCCCCAATCAGCTTCAGCATTGCCTTTGTCAATGTAGTATTTAGCCACACCTTCAAGACCCTTGTCTGTTACTTCTAGTGATACCCATTCACCTAACTGTTTAGTTAAGTCATTATAGTCATGTGATGAAATTAGCACTGGGTGTTTCATAAAATCATCTATGGTTTTACGCCAGGCTGATGAAAGTATTACTTCCCCATCTCTGTCCACTGCTTCAGTTGACACAATAGCTTTGATATAACCATCTTGGTCATCAACTGCTTTTGTTTCTGCTCTGTAACTTTTGAAAATCTTTTTTACTTCATTTTCAGAAGCCATGTGTACTCCTTATTTGTTAAAGTTTTAGACCTTTTTTACACAAAAAAAGACCCTTATACAAGCTGGTCACTTATAAAAAACGATCTCTTAGGATTCACATTATTGGCATTGGTGTCATGCACTCTAGCCATATTTAATTTGTAAAAATTATAAACTATTTATTTTGTAGTTGTCAAACTTTTATCATTAAATTTAATTTCTTTTTTACATCTACTGCAATATAAACTAACAGTTCCAAGTAGTTTTTTAGCAAGTAATTTATCACAATCATGACATCTTGCTTCCTGTAGTGGATATTGATAATCAGATTCTTTTGTTTCTATATTTTCTGATTGTCCATCACCAAGTTGATTAACATAATATGTATGTGGGTCATTAATTTGAACACCAGCATCAACAAATTCTTGAAGCATATCAACATCAATTTCTTCTAGCATAGTGCATCTGCAATTAACATTGTTTGCTGGGTCACCACCTAAAGCTGGTGCATCTAACAATTCGCCACCTACGTTAAATGGTTCTTGCACTGGAACTCTTTGCCCATCAGCAAATGAATGGTCATCTCTAGTTTCATTATCTTGCGTTGTCAACCACACTTTGTTTGTTACCACTTCAGATTGTTTAGATGATTCAAGCACTGCATGGTTTAAAGCTGAAGCAGTTTCAGTTCTTGCTACTTTTGTGGCATAAGATTTGTTAAATGGATAAACTGCATCATCTCCAAATGATTGGTTTATTTGCGTTGCCAGTCCATCAACACCAACACCTTCTATATCTCTTGATGCAATTATCAAATCCCTGACTTCTTTTGCTTGTGTCCCAATAAGAAGTTTAGATTTAGACAACGCATTTTGTCTAATAAAATTAACAACTGCATCTGATTCAGAATCAAAGTCATAACTGTATGGTGTTGTTTGTTTAACTGACCTGGTAAGTAATCTGTTTGCCCTTCTCATTATTTCTTCTTGTGTATCTTTACCAGCTTTGGCAATAGACTTTTTGTAGAAAGCAGTCAATGATTCTTCCATTACTTCAAGCCACTTCATTTCATTAAACGGATTTTTCTTAGGGTCATCTTTTAAATTAGCAACAATTTCTTTCTTTTGCTTGGCATATATTTTTTCAAATTCATTTTCAAGTTGATTTTGAAAGTTATCATACTTATCAAGAAATGACTTTGCCCTGTAGCTTTTGTATTCTGTTGTAAAGTCATTCATTTCTTTTAACGCTTTCTGTCTTGTAACTGCTTCAGGTACAGATGCTAGTGGCATCATAAAGACATCACCATTTCTAACTGATTCAAGTCCAACCAGTGTTCTTGCTTCATTCCTGGTAATGTAACCTGATTTAAAACCTGTATCTGCCACTGATAAATTACGCTGGACATCTTCAGGCACTGGTGAGTCATAATCAAAATATAAATTTTCACCAAACATAGGAATAAACTGTTCATTTAGTTTTGCCCTTATCCTGTGCAATCTTGGTTTTAATACCCATCTTGCAAATGTGTATTCACTTGCTTCAGCGTTTGCCCTGTTTACAGATTCACTTATTCCAAGTATATGCAGTGGCATACCATAAGCACCAAGAATGACATCACGATTCATTAACCTTAAATCTTTAAACTGCATATCCCTTTGGTTTACAGTTTTGCCTTGCCAGGTAGCACCACCTTCAAGTATTGCCACCTTATGACTTCTTGAAACCCCTTGATGTTGTTCATTCCATTGATATCTCAAGCGTTCATATTGTGAATCAGTAAGTGTGCCTTCAAAGTTTATAACACCTGAAGGTTCAGCACTGTTTTGAAAGAATGATTTGTTATATTGACTACTAAATTTTTCAGCTTCAATATCTGACATGATAGAAGCAATGGGTGACTGACCCCTGTAAGGATTATTAGGATTAGGAAGTTTAATGTGTATAACTTCATCTGTTTCTAATGGAATCTTCTCATGTCCATTTACATATACATATCCAGCAATATAATCTTTTGAATGTGGCACAACTTTTATTTTACTTGGATTTATTGCCCACAATTCTGCTGGACGTCCAATCCTATCTTTTATAACAAGCCAAAACGCTTCACCAACCAGGTCAACATATGTCTGTGTCTGTTCCATCATTTCAAGTCCTGTAGTATATTCATTAACAAAATCAAATAATTTTAATACTGGGTGATTTATAATTTCTTCTTTCTCTTTATTAGTTTCATTTACTTGGTATAATCTCCAATTAGTTTCTGCAACTGCACTAGATATTCTTGATACACAAGCAAACACCCACCCTACCTGACCATAAGCAGATATGTAATCACTAGGTGTAACGTTTGATAACGTGCCACCTATTGTGTAATTTTGAAACATTGAATTGTCTAAGCTAGGTGCTTTTTCTTCTGTTTTTATAAATGGATTTATTTTGTTATACCATGCCATATCTTACTCCTTATAGCCAACGTATTGATGGATTTCCTGAACCACTTAGTTCAGATAACGCCCAAACAAGTGCATCAAGTCTGTCAGGACTTGGGTCACCTGAATTTGCTTCCCAATTGCAAAGTTGGTTTTCTAATCTTTCAAGATTACCAACATGATGTACCTTGCCTTGTTCATAAAGTGATGCAATTGGTTCTGCTCTTGTACGTTTTCCACGTGAAGCGTGAACAGATTTGTATGGTACATTTTCTGATTGTGTACGCAGTGTATGTTCAACAAGTTGTCCCCCATTGTTGACTTCTGCAATTATTTTGTCACATTGATATTGATTGAATAGCATTATTGCTTTTTCACTCCAAGCTGATGGTGTGTATCTTGCACTGGAATCATTAAGGACATAAAACTTACCTTCACTATCTTTACCAGCTACAATAATGCCTGTTTCATCACTTGTTTTTTTAGATGTCACTGCTGGGTCAATTGCCACAACAACTCTTTCTAAATCTCCAGGACCAACTTCCAATCTCCCTTCATCAAGCCATTCACGTTTCCACATAGCGTTGTCTGATTCTTCTAGTATTTCTGCATATATTTCTTGCATACCTAGTCTTGTATTTTTGTATTTAGATAATATTGAATCAAAAAATTGTTGGTTTAAATTCTCCCTGTTGTCATAACTTGTACCTTTTGTAAGTACAGTTGTTTTTGCATCTCTTAAATTTATAAGTAATTGCAATGGTCTTGGTGTAGTAGTTACGCAAACCTGTGGTTTTTCACCCAGTCTTAAAGCAAACATAAGGTTGTCCCATGTTTCTTCAGGGTATTCCCAACTTGCCATCTCATCTGCCCATGCAGTGTCAAACTGACTACCACGCAATTGGTCAGGTTCGTATGATGAAAATGTTTGTGCTATTGCACCATTGTCCCATGTTAATCTTCTTTTAGATGGTTCATAAGTTGGCATATTGTAAGGGGGACTGATGTTAAGCAATCCTGATTCCCCTTCTATCATTACATCACGCACATCTGCTGGAGTCTTACCAATCAATGCTATGCGTTTTGACAACCCTGACTCCACACGTTCTCTTACCCATTCTGCACCTGTTCTTGTTTTACCAAAGCCACGCCCAGCAAGAATAAGCCAAGTTGTCCAGTTGCCATCAGGTGCTACTTGATTTGGACGTGCATTAAGTTCAGAACGCCAATCAAATAACTTTTTAATTGCTTGTTCTTTAGTTAGATTCTGTACTTGCTTTATCAGTGATTCTGTTGTTTCTTGCAATGTATTTTTTTATTTTATCTTCTAATAAATCATTTGGACTTTCATCTTTGTCCCATACAACTGTTTGATTCCTGGCATCAATGTTAATATCTTGTTTCTTTAAATCAGCACCCCACAACTGCCTGATATCATTTAAAATTTTTCTTGAAAATTCTGCTGATTCAATATCACCTTCAAATTCACCAATGTCATTTATTGCAGTTGCTTTCATGTAATATGGAACAAGTAAGTTTTCTAATCTTGCATTTGTAAGCACACGCATTTTCTCTACGTTCTTGCTTGTTGAATCTTCCAGTGCTTGTAGTGATGCTTTGATATCACTTGATACTACAGAAGGTGAAACGTTTAATTTTTCAGCAATTTTTTGATTTGTAAAACCAGCAATTTTATATTCTAAAATTTGATTTCTTCTTAATTTTATTGCTAAATTTTTTGACACACGAATACCCACATATTGTATGGTATTATAATATACCACAACATATAGGGATTTTACAAACTATTAATTGTAAAAATATTTTTTTATCATTACTGGTGTAATTATTGGAAGGTATTTTTGTAAAAGTTTATCTGCATGGTTATCACTTAGCAGATACCATTTGTTAATCTCTTTAGTATGGTCAGGTGTTTTGTTACCAATTGGAACATCTTCAAACACGCCTAAAACATGATGCCCTTTGGGTCTGTCTTTATCTTTCAAATCTCTCCATTTTTGTGCAGAATCTTTATATATTCTCAACTTACCTGATTTGGAAAGGTCATATTGATTTTTTAAATAAACATCAATGCCTTGTTTCATATCTAGTTCAGGATTGGTAATAATTATATTGTTTCCAAAACCATATTCACTTCCAATGTGTAATAACAATTGGTATGCGTGTTGTTCCATTGTAAAACCAGCCCACATTCTTGCAATCCTTCCATGCACTTCATCACCAGGAACGTTTTGTTCTTTAATCAGTGTTTCAAATTGCGTAAGAATTGTATTTTCAAATAAAGCAAGGGAAGGAATGACAGTGTCCTGTAACATTAATTTATCAAATGTATCTGCAACATATCCAAATTTGAAATCATGCTTTTTAGGGTGTCCAAAAGTCTGACTTATGTCAAACCTTTCATCACTTTCAAGAAGGTGTTCTATTTCTTTTAAATACATTTGTCAACTGTTAATAGAATACAGTGTAACATTATCTACTTCGCCATAATCATTAACTGTTCTAATCAACTTGCCCCATCTTTGTCTGTAACCAAGAAGGTTATTAATACTAGTACCCTTGTTGTCATAAATTGCTTCATCAAATAAAACAAAAGTCATTCCCTGAAACTGAATCAAATCACCTTCTTCTAGTGACACATGACCTACTTGAAGTTTATCCAACATTGGTCTTACTAAAGTATCTTTATAAAAATCATTTGTTTTTTTATTTGTTTCCCAAGCACACGCCCAATATCCTTCTTGCATAACATCTTGCACTCTACCAAGTGACATCTGCAAATCATCAACTCTAAATCTCATCTGCTCTGAATCTAATTCACCTAACAACTCATGCGTTCTAAAAAATTGATTACCTTTGTCCCAGCCTATGTTTGCTAAAACATTTACATCTTCTCTCCACTTCCTTTCATCTCTAAACTTCTTCAGCTTGTAGAATACCTTAACATCTGCATTACCACGCTTCATAAGTGGACGTAGAATTTCTGCATCATTGATTTCTCTGTAATAATAGCCATCAGGCATTGATTGTGTAAACATTGCATTTCCCTTTGTGTTTATAGGAAGGAACACAACAAAAAAGAGTCTATGAAAACTATGTTGATGCGTAACTGCTTGGCTCATCATTGACAAACAATGGGTCATGGCACAAACAATGCGTTACATATCAGTTGGTGTCCCTTCCATTTATATATATCTAAAAAGAATAAAGGCATATGCAACCAATGTCAATGTCCATTTTGGTTTTTTTTAAAATTTATAAATACCTAGTTGACGTATACATATTGCCTATCTGCGTAAATATGATACCCCCCTGTATGCGTGTATATGCGTATATATAGGTATACCTGGTATTAGGCATATATAAGCATTATTATATGCCTATATTTATCCACGCATATCTTTAGGACGTTTAGGTTTTAATCCTGAATTTATTTTGCGTTGAATATAAGTTGGTTCTAAATTTACTACCTTGCACCAGTACCTACCTGTGTCACTGCGTAGCCATGCAACACCCTGTTCAGCTATGCCACCACGAATCACTTCACCTACCAGCAGAATTATTTTATCCTGAACGTGTCTGTCACTTGCATCACCTATCAGGCTAGTGTCAGGGTGCAAGTCTTTCCATGTGGCATACCTAGATAGCCTTATCTTCTCATTAGGATAGGCATACTCTCCAGTAGATTTTTTGCGTTGTGCCTTTTGGGAATTGTTGGCATATGTGGATTTTGTGTATTTATCCTTCAACGCCAACTTTCTAATACTGTCAAAAAACTTATTCATCTGCATATAATAACAATATAACTATACGAAGTATAGTTATATGTTATAGGAGTACGTTATATACGTATATAGAAGGGTAATCCATATAACAGAATAAAGCAAACGTTATGTATCTTATGAAGAGATATAACAGTTATATAACAAGGTATAACAAGTTAAACCATGTTACTTATTAGTCATATCCTTTATTAACAATACCATTAAGTATGACATTCCACATTCCTTCCTGTATCAATGCAGATTCAATTTCTTCTTCACTGGACATATCAGCAATATCAAGCATATTTTGAATTGCCATTTCTTCTTGTTCAGGTGTCCTTGCTCTACTAAACAAAGCTAATGCCAGTCTTAATGCTTCTGTATTATTATATGGTTTCTTGTTCCACATTTCATTTCTCATTAATCATGCTTACAATACTTGCAACTATCTTGATTATTTATATCTGTAATGTGTATATGCCAATCAGATGGGTCTGCTTCATTCTCTTCTAAAAAATCAACTGCTTCTTCAACAGTGTCATATTTCAAAAGATTATCATTTTCATCTAATGCCCACAATCTGCCATTAACTGGTGTGTCATTTCCTATAATAAATTGCATATTTTGTCCCCTTTAATTAATTAAAATAATCCCATTTGCTTGGTTCTTTCAAGACACATATCAAGATATTCTGCTTTAACATCTATACCTATTGCCTTCCTTCCTAATTCTTGTGCCACCATTAACGTTGTTCCTGACCCAGCAAAAGGGTCTAACACTACATCACCTTCTCTTGTACCAGCTTTAATACACGTCATTGGTAACTCTTTAGGAAACACTGCAAAATGTGAACCCTTGTATGATGCAGTGTTAATACTCCATACACTTCTTTTATTCCTAAATGGATATGTTTTGCCTGTTATATTTGGGTCAACATTGTATTCTCTAAGTGTAGTCTTTTTATACTCTTCTGAATTTGGATTTCTTTCTCTTCTACCT